ACCAGCTGAGGAGGTACAACCAACTTAGTAGCCTGGACCGAAACAGTAAGACCCTTATCATCGGTAAATGTGCTGATATCAATCAGAGCATCTTCCAGGGAAGTTTCGTTCAAGTCCGCCATAGTGGTTGCACGGTTAGCCGCAGTACCACCGCCAGCCAATGGGTGAGCAGTGTTAATCATAGATACACCGTCTCCTCCAGTGAAGCTCGCAGAGAATGCGTTGTTAAGTACGTCAGCACCCTTAACCTCTTTGGTGTTAGCCATAGAGCGAGCGAGAGCTTTAACATAGCGCTTACCGAGTGAGTCATAGAGGTTATCCTCTACAGCTTCGTCAGTCAGTGCGAATGCCAGAGCAATCGTATCGTGGGTGTAACGTGCTGAGTAAGACTCAGATGCGTTGTCAAAAACAACACCCTGGCCTTCTGTCTTAGTTGGGGCTGAACCGAATCCGGTAATCAACACCTCTTCTTCAAAAGCACGCTGAGAATCTTCAATAGCAAAGATCTCCTCATACTCTTTCTCGTAGCTGTCGTAGCTCATGCCGAAGAGACTGTTTAGCCCAGGCTCTAGCTCTTTCGCTAGTTGTGCGCGTGAAATAGCCATTCTTTACTCTCCTTATTAAGCTAAGCCAGCGCCTTTCACACCCATAATGTGGTTCTGAATAACCACCATTACGTTTGTGTTAGCACTCGCTACGTCATCGTTATCGGGATCCTGGGAAATGTCGATAGCCTTGAGAGGTAACGTGGTAGCAGTTGCTCCCGTAGTTACGTCTAGCTCAACATTGCTGCGTCCAGAAGCTGTGTCACCAACAGTTGCTTGATCGACAATATCGAAGTTTCCGAACAAGTCAGCAACTGGGAAAGCTGCGTCTGCTTGTACTTCAAATACGGTATCGGGATCGTCAATTACAAATGCGATGATGTCACTCTGTACGATAGCACCAGGGTAATAGTTGCTGAACACTTGCTCACCAGAGGTGGGGTCCGTGTACTGACAACCGTTAAATACTCCTACAACAGGAACAGTGCTTGAAGCAGCTGCACGCTGAACCGTTCCGCCGGTTAGCTGTTTTACCAGATCACCTTGGAAAATTGCGTTGGTTTCATTAGACGCAATTCTATAACGGCTCTGGCCACCTGAGTAAGGAGCTCCGCCCATCATGCGGGACGGCTTTAAACCAAATGCGGCATCTTTATTGCTCATAGGTCATTTCCTCGTTTATCTTCTGCCAAAGGTTACTTGGGTATCCCTCTTTGGATCATACTTGACATAACGACCATCTTTCTGAGCATCTCCAAACATATTATTGTCAAGAGCGTCTTTTGCAGCTTGAGTCTTACCTTCGTAATATTCGCGCCGCTCGGCAATCGTTTCATCAGGAATCTTCGCAAGAAGAAGGCCCTCGTTATATATGACTCCCATATGTCTGCCATTATCCATAGTCGGTAGGCTTTCAGCCCACTCTGGAGGAAGATCTGAGCCTTTAACAAGCTCCCATCCTTCTCTAATGCGGCGAGAGACATTACTTCTGTCTTCCGCTCCCAACATGGATTCCCGAATCCACCGGTAGGTATAACCAGGTGGTGGTTCAGGCGTTTCCAGCTTTCTTACAGGACGCCACGGTTTACGTCGAGTCTGATTATCGTGCGCTCCACTTTCACGCGAGGTGCGATTACTTTTTGATTCTGTCATGTTACATCTCCTCCCTTGCTGAGATTTTTTGTTTCTCTTTAGCTACGTGCCGCAACCATGTATCCATATCCATGTTATGCGGCTTTAAGCCACGGAGGCGCTCCACTTCAGAGTTACTAAAAGTAACACCGCTCCTGTTGCCTCGTGTTTTTTGCCGTCCGCCTGAAGAGGCGGAGGAAGAGACTCTTTGCACGGCGGGTCTGCTTCCATTTTGTACAGCTTTGTTATTGCCTGGTGTGGCATTAACAAGTTTAGGATATACTTTTCCAACCCGACTGTCCAATTCACCGTAATAGTCATCACTATCAGGCTCAAATCCTTCGTTGATTAAATTGAAGTGGGTGAAGTAAGCATACTGGGTTGCTTGGAGATGTTCTTGATCTTCTCCATTGCCATACCATTGATTTCTTTCGTGCCAGGTCAACGCTTGTTCAGTTGGCTCTGCAGTAGCTGGTTGTGCTTGCTGCTCCTCATATGCCTGATACTGACCTTGATCCTGGTACTGTTGAGCTTGAGCCTGGGCTTGTGCTTGAGCAGCTTGCTGCCTGGAAGCCTGGACCCGAAGGCGCTCTTTCTGAATCGACATGTCATTTTTAAGCGTAGTCGCTTTAGACATTAATTCAGGATCACCACTAGCAACGGCCTTCTTGTACAGGTCGTCAACTTGGGCCTCTTTTGCTTCAACCGCCTCGGCTTCTTTTGATAAAACCGTCTGGTCTTGCTGGGCGGTATAAGCTCGATATTGTTGAAGCTCTCGCTCTTTAGCCAGGGCAATTTGCTCTAACTGTGCAGCTCGATCTTCTGCCTGTTTGTTCTTGGCGTTGAGCTTGTTAATTCTTTTGCTAACAGACTTGGTGTAATTTTCCAGCTCATCTTCGCTGCTGGATTTTACCTCCTCACCTTCAGGTGGATCGTCAACAATTTCAATCTCTAAGTCTTCATTTTCTTGCAGTTCTTCTGCCTGGTTGTTCTCAATCATCGGAAGCTCACTATGTCGTCAGGGTCTAGGATAGTACCAATGACCTCATCGTCATTGATAATGCGGACTTCTGCGCCATCTTCCAACTTAAACCTAGCGCCAGAATATCGACCAATGAGAACCCATTGCTTTTCAGCGCACCAAGGCTTTTCACCATACTTTGTCGTATCGTTATAGCAAAGAGGACCCATCTTTACGACATAAGCAACAACCGTTGCCAGCGCCTCTCTGTCCATGGTCTCCTTTGTAAGGGCAATGCCACCTTTTGTCTGAGCTTGGCCGGCATAAGGAAGAACAAGCATCCTCCAACCAGTCGGGGTTGGCATGCGGTCAATCAAGCTCATGTCCAATAGGCTTGGATCTAAAACGCGGTTATCGCCCTCCAGATAAGCACTGTCGATACTAGATGATGGTTTACTCAAACTTGTTCTCCTTATAAAAGTCTTTTATGGTCATTTCTACTAAGTTTAGCACTTCTAGCTGACCTTGCAAAGATTTATAATGTTCGATATCTTTGAGCATACCCTCCATCATTACGGTCTGTATTTGATCTCGCCTTTCGGCAACTGTCCTTTTCAGGCTTGCCGCCAGGTTTAAATCATCCATTACACTTTCTCGTAATAGTACAAACCTTTAGTTGCAGCGCCTGTGCCTCTAGTCTTCATGCGCTTTACTTCACCACCCATCTTCATGCCCTTTGCCGTTTTCATGGCAATGGCAACAGCCTGGGCTTGAGGCTTTCCTTCTGAGCGAAGTTTTTTAATATTCTTGCCGATTGATTTTTTACCTTTGTCTAATGGCATTATTTTTTACTCCTAGCTTTTGCTTTAGGTTTTGCTGCGTCCTTTTTCTTAGGCGCAACTTTTTTCTTAGGCGCAGTCTTCTTAGGGACAAATGCCTCATTAATATCTGGGGTAGAGGGGTCGTCAGCGACATAATGGCCCTTGTCATCCCTTGCTCGCTCCATTTCAACAGGAGCTGGGGCAACCATCTCAACCTTGGCATTAGCAGCAATTTCTTTCTCAGCTGCAGCCTGGGCAACTTCGTCACCATTGATCCTGGCTATCTTTGCAGCTAACCGCAAAGAATCTGCTTTGGCAGCGGCTTTCTTCGCAGCCTCTTCTTTATCCCTGATTAGCTTTTCAGCCTGGCGCTCTAGCTTTTTAATAGCCTTGAGCTCTTCTTGTTTTTCTAAAATATAACTTGTCGTCATCTCATGCCTCCAAATTTGGCTCTCATTTCGGCCAGCTTTAGATTAGCTTGCTGATCCAGACGTTGTTCAGCGATGCCCAGCTTATCGTCGGCGACCTGTTTCTGAGTGTTAATACGCTCCTGAGCAATAGCAACATCCTGCAAGTTCTCGTCCTGCTTGGCTTGCTGCTTCATGTCAAACTGCTCAGAATCCTGGTCTATCTCTTTGTTTCTCAACTGTAACTCTTGCTGCCTAATGGCAACCAA